TTATTATAGTATCAATTCTCCCCGCGTTAGCACTCAAATTTGATTCCAAATTATCAATTCTTATTACATTGGCGCTCAAGTTTGATTCCAAATTACCAATTCTTATCACGTTAGCACTCAAGTTTGATTCTAAATTGCCAATTCTTATCACGTTAGCACTCAAATTTGATTCCAAATTGCCAATTCTTATCACGTTAGCACTCAAATTTGACTCCAAATTGCCAATTCTTATCACGTTAGCGCTCAAGTTTGATTCCAAATTTCCAATTCTACCCGCATTCGAGGAAAGGTTAGATGTTAAATCGACCACGTTTGATTCAAGAACTCCGATTCTCCCCACATTACTCGTAAAATCTGTTTTAAGTGCCACACCTGTCAGCTGTGTACCGTCACCATATATTGATCCACCGGATGATATAGTTATATTATTTTGAACAAGTAAATTACCTAAAACTTCAACTGTGACGAGATTTGCAGTATCATTTAAAATTCTTTCGTCTAATATTGTATTTTGTGTATATCCTATTGTAAACTTATTGTCATTTGTGCCACCAAATTGACCATGGTGTACAAGAGCGAGATTTTTATCCGGGTGTTCCATAATAATACCGACATCAAGTGTATTTGTCGGATTATTGTTAGAAATTCCGATTATACGATCGGATACAGAAAATGAGTTTGCTTCTATAATAAATTTATCACCTTGTACAACTAAATTACCAGATACTGTCATATCATTTACATGTGCATTTCCAGTAACATTTAATGCATAATATTCGTCTGGATGTATAGCAATATTATCCCCTATAGTAATACCACCTTGATTTACTTTCATTGTGTAATCAGTACTTGTATTTGAAAACATAATACGATCACCTATAGAAAGTGTGTCAGTTGGATTTGTATTTGAAATACCAACATTACCAGATGTTATTAAAGATGTATTATCATTTGTAAGATATAATGTAGTTGAATGTGTATTTGTCAATAGTTCTGTAATACCGATATCAGAATTTATTAATCTTTTAGTTATATTGTCATATGCCAAAAATGTACCAGTATCTGAAACAGTTTGAACAGGTGATATATATACATTATTATTATCAGTGTTTATATATTCATTTGATGCATTTATAACAACTGTATTAATAGCCTGATTATCTAGTATATTATGCCCTATACTAACTATTTTAGACCTTTCGATGGTCGGCAATTTTTTAACCATTTAATATATGTCATGATTTTAATTTTGTCATCTTTGTGTGAAGATCACAGAATGTTTTAATTATAAAGGTTCTATTAAATATCCACAAAATTCATTATTGTGGTTGGCCATTTGTCCACTTAGTATATATACAGTTATTTCATCCTTTTCACTTAGTTGTAATATAGTAGAATTACATGCCGAATTTTCTATATTTGATTCATGTATAATATAGTTACACTTTTCTATACTTATACCATTTTTTCGTAACTCTACATTTAAATTTGTACACCCATTTGTTACCATTCTTAATGAAAATGAATAATAACCACATACTGGTGCTATAAATGCATTATCAATAAACGAATTCGTAATATTTAAATCTATAGTATCCCATTCTATTATTTTTCTCTTATATGCAGCTTTTTTTAGTAAAGATACAGAAAATATAGGTTTTGTTCTTTGTTTAATAATTCCATTTACTTCTAAATTATCTTTTATAAATAAAGATGTGTTAATATGTATATTTGAATTAATTTCCTCTATATTTTTAGTCCATTTAATGCTTTTATCTGTACATGTAAGAAAACTATTCTTCAAAATTGGCAATCGTTTAAAATTATTACATTCATCTGCATAAAGTAAGTCTCCGGGTGCGTAATTACTTATTCCCGTTCCACCATTTTCTGTTTTTAATATACCCTCATTTACATTATTCATATTTAAGCTATTTATATTCGAACCATTACCATAAAAGTTTTCAGATGTAATATTTTTTAAATTAATTGTATCTACCCAAACTAATTTTTTGTGTTCGTTTATAGATAAAATGTTACCATTTGATTTCGAGTCTGTGCGTAATATTTCTAAAGAATTTGAAACTGTCGAACCTGTAATAATATCACCATCTTCAAATGATAAATCTAGAAGGACTCCACGAGGACCATGACTTTTACGTAAAGGTCGTGGTCTAAAATAGTTTTCAAGGACCTTTGTATTTTCGATAACATTGACTCTATTTGTAGTATTTAATAAAGAATTAATTGTATTATTAGATTCGTGTTCTAAATTTGTAATTCTTTGTAAATTGTTTTCTAATGTATACGTCTTTTCATTTAGTTTTAAAATATCTTTATTTGTATTTATATTTTTAGTTTCTAAGTCTGATATTCTTGGTATATTAAGTTCTATTTGATACGTTCTATCTAATAATTTTGGTATATTTTCGCATTTTGTTTCTAAAACACGAATTTTAGGGGTATTATCATCTAAGATATCTACACGGTTTATAGTTTCTAATAATTTTACATCTGTATTTTTATAATTATTTTGTATATTTATAATATCATTTGCAGAAATATTTAAAGAATTATTTAAATCTGTTAATTTTGTTGTAATTGTCTGTATTTCGGGTGTATGATTTATATATTTATTTTCCAAGTCTGTAATTCTACTTATATTTTTAAAAATGTCACTTTTTATAGTTGGTAATATTGTTATTTGTTTGAAAAATCTATTTTCTAATGATTTTATTTTTTGTATATTATCTTCTTCTATACTACGAATATCATTAATATTTCTATTTATAGTAGATTCGTTTATAGATATACTATTTTTTATAGATGCAATTTCGGGAGAATAGTCTATTATTCGTTTTTTTACATCGATAATACTTTTATTAAAATCATCTATATATGTTTCATTTTCCAATTTATAAATTCTATTTTTGAAACCTGATATTTCACTGTTTATATAATCTATCTTTGTCGAATTTGTAAATTCTATAATATTAGATACTACATTCGGAGATGAACAATCAAGTAAATTTGTTTTTATACCTGTATCTATAATTTCCTTTGTATCTCTATCATAACCTATAAATGTAGTTTCGTTTGTAGTTTTTAAACGTATTGGTGATATATATGTAGAATTAGGTATATTTTCACCTATGAACACATTACTCGCATTTAATATAATTGAATTATCAGCCTGTGTATCGTTAGTGTATCGACCAACTTTAATTTTTGTAGATCGAACATTTAAAAATTGCTGTCCCATTTAAGATAGTTGTGTATTTTAATTTGCGTAGGTGAGTCCTGCCATGCCATTTTCAATACGAAGTATGTTATAGTTCACGGCGTAGATAGGGTGTGTAATTTTTTCAGATTCACTTATTATTTTTGCTGAATCTAAACGACTAAAATTAAGTGTTCCAGTTGGTTGAACAGAACTAGTAGATATACAAAAACAATATAAGAAAAAATCTGGTGACGTAACGAAATTTGTATGATAATAATTCATAATATCGATGTAGTGTGGTTTACCAAAACTGAAATTGTTTATATCTAAACCATTTAATTCAATTTTTATTTTATTTGTTGTGGATGTCAATGGTCCATCTGTTGTTGTATCGGCACATGCGATATATTTTACTGGGTGATTAAATATGAGTTCTTGGATAATATCATTAGAAGGTATACTTTTTTGAACCTGTGTAATAAGTAACTTATGGTTACGCGACACAATATTACCACGTTCTTCATTATCGAGATAATAATAATTTGAATAACATTCAAAATTTAAATTATTTGTTACATCTTTCCCCCAATATATACGAATTTCCACTTCGTGATAATTTAAAGCTATTAATGGTATAGCATGTTGAGGACTTTCGCAAAAAAAGAAGCGTAAAGGGTAAAAATAGGATTCTCCGCTTACACCCGGGTGTACACCCAGTGCAGATTTAGATACATTTGTTGCCATTGTATCTATAGCAATTTTTTCAGTAAAAGTTGAATCCTGAGTGTCTATTAATTGACCACCAATATAAAGTTCAACTTTATCAATGTAACCGGTCCAGTCGTTAGTAGAGCTAGCTTGTGTATTACTACCTACTGTAATATATGTATACCCCAAAAGATCACCTATTCGGTCAAATTTAATGGAGGACATTGAATTTACTTTCACAGACCCACGTATTGTTTGTTTTTCTATGGACTGTGAAAAGTTAGAATGTCTTTTAAAAGATGAGTTAAAAAATGATATTTCTGGGTTACCCATAATGTGCTCATCTTGAGCACCAATGGCAATGAGTTGAACAACACCAGAAGACATTTATAATAAGAAAAGGTTAAAAATACAAGTTCGCGACGCCCTGAAATAATTAATAGGCTAAATTTCTTTTTTTGCAAACGAATCTAAAAACGAAAATTGAATCATTATTAGTATCAATTACGGAACTTGTAGCGTCTCCGCTTCTAAGAGTTATTGATAACCTATCGAGTTTACGTATAGGATTAATGTACTGTTGCATTACGGGATACTCGTTTTTAAAAACTAAGTGGGTGCTATTATAATCACCTGTTTTAACGAGTGTTCCGAAGTTTCTATTTAAAATCTGTTTATCGGCTTGTCCATTAACGGAACTGGATGCACGCTGTGTAAAAATAGTATCGAGTTCATTAATTGATACATGACACACACGTTCAGCGGATGCGAGCCTTATATTTGCAGTTATTAATTGTGCTTGAACTATATTTTCAATTGGTGTTTGTAGAAAAACTGTAAAGACGTTATTATTTGTAGCTGTACCATCAAAACTATCAACGATAACTGTGTGATACTCGTGTTCGAAATCGGGTAAAGTTGACTGACTAGTCACTAAAGCCATTTATATATACTGGAGATTTTACTTCAACTTATACCCCGCTTGTGCCACGACCAACTTTTGGCCACCGCAAACACCGCCTCGACTATCCGAGTAGTACGAATCCTTGAGACATTCTTCCTTGGATGGGAGGTCGAAGAGGGAACCTTCATCGGACGTTTCGATGTCAACGGGCTGGTACTTGCTGGTACGCAAGTATGTGAATGCCCATAAAATCAAGAAGACGATCGCGATCGCCTTGAGAGTATTTTTGTTTGTAACGTTAAGTTTCATTTGTATTGAGCATACATTTTTTTTATAAAGTGCGTTAAAGAAATTAGAATAGTTTCAATATAAAGATTAATGGACGGAGAGATCATTTTAAACCGAGGTAACACAAATGTTATGAAACTAGATGATAACGAACAGGCACTCATGAACGAGATTGAGATTGATATCCCAAGACCTCAGCCTGTGAAAAAACAAATGCCAAAACCTATGAAAACACAATTTACACCTCCTCAAACACAGACTTTCCAGGAAGATATAGATTCTTTTGCGAACCCGAACAAACAAAATCCACCTTCCGTACCACCACCAGAAGAACCTATGGATTATGGCGAATACGAAGAAGATCCTAACATTGGCTACGGCTACGAAGGCGGTGATATAGGAGGTGGCGGTGGTATGTATATGGAAGAAGAGAAACCAATGCCTGGGTACAAAACAATAGATGAAGAAAAAGCCGATCTTGTAAACAAACTTGGTCGATTAGAAAAGAAAGGGTTCACGGTGAATAAACGTTTAAACGCATATTCTCCTATAGACGAGCTTAGAACGGAAGTTAAGCGAATTACGTATAGTATTGATGTAGATAAATCGGTAAAGTTTTCGAGACGTATGCTTATTGCATGTACAACAGGTCTTGAGTTTATGAACAAAAAATATAACCCTTTTGAAATTCAACTCGACGGTTGGTCCGAGAACGTCATGGAAAACGTCGAAGATTACGATGAAGTATTTGAGGAACTATACGTCAAGTATAGAACAAAAATGCAAGTCGCGCCCGAGGTTAAACTTATAATGATGCTTGGTGGTTCGGCGATGATGTTCCACTTAACGAATAGTATGTTCAAATCAGTCATGCCAAATATGAATGACGTGATTAAACAGAACCCCGACCTTGTTCAGAACATGATGTCTGCAGTACAGAATACGGTTCCAAAATCTCAACAACAGACAACAGAAACTGTGGATGCTAACGGAAGACGCGAAATGCAGGGTCCGGGTTTAGACATTTCGAGTCTCATGGGTAACATTATGATGCCACCACAACCTTCTATGAGTACAACCAGTATACCACCAATTATGGAAACTGATGACATTGAAGATGACATTTCGGATATAGCCGAGGCCGATGTAGAAAATTCCAAGAACGAAAAGGACGATGGGGATAGCGAAGTTCGCGAGGTTAAAGTTACCCAGACCAAATCAAAAAGAGGCGGTGGAAAAAAGAAAAAGTCAGTCGAAATTAATTTATAAATGATAGTATAAATGATAGGGTATTGTCCTTTAGACGAAGATCCTATTGAAAGACCCCAACGTCAGGAGGTGGTCGCCAAACCCCAAGTGGTGAAACGTAAAAGACGTAATATTTTGGGTGAGGACGATACCGAATGTAATTACGTTGTAATGTTTTTTATTGCGGGTGTTATTGCCCTAGCAGTCATGGATTCACTTCCATCTAAAAAGTGATTAAACCATCTACCATCCTGTTTATTCCAGCATGGTAAATGTGATTTTGTTTTATTTATTTTCAATTAGTTATTTTCGAGTGCGGTAACACGCGCTAATAGATCGGCAACTTGTGTTTCTAAAGTCGAAACTTTCGTCTTTTCAGCTTGTAATTGTCTATCTACTTCCTGTAAAGCGGCCGTCGCTATAGTAAATATATATTCTTTCTTTAGTATATTAAAATTATCAACTTCCTGTCCCATAACAAAAACCTGATTACCTGAAACGACATTTCCGGTATCATCTACCGAACCAATCATATTTGTTAAATCTTCCTTAACGCGAATTGATTTTGCATCTATAACCTCGTCTAATGTAAGTCTTTCAACTTTATCGTATACACTTCTAACATGTATTTTAGATGTTACGTTAGATGTTAATAGATCGGACGTGTTGAAATTCGTAAACGTTATAACATTCGAATCAGATACGTTAGAGAGTTCGTATATATTTGGAATTACATTTTCAGAAATTTTAACTGCTTCAGGAAACACGTTAGAAACTTCCTGTGCAATAAATCCATAAACTGTAGTATCACCTTGTTCGTTAGTATCTATATATGTATACGTTTTTGGTTCTAAGAGACGTAATTTTTCTAAAGCGGATGCGTCGGTAACATCATTTATATTTGTTTTTATTCTCGAATCTGAAGCTTGCCAAGTACCACTATGTGCGACGAAATATCCACTCGTACCTATAGAACCTGATGCACGTATACTAAAATTACCCCAACTGCCCACCGAACTACTGAAATTTACACCACCAGCATTAAAAAAACGTCGTATAGCGCTACTATACGAGTTAACTGTACTCGTCCCATTTACTTCTAGAACAGCACCTGGTGTAGTTGTACCAATACCAACATTACCACTTATACCATCTATCATCATTCTCGAGTTAGACGTACTCGCCCTATACGCGCTACCATTATCTTGCGATGTTTCTAAACAAAAGTGTAAATCCGCGCGACTCCAACCAACTGCGTCTGCTATTATAGCACACTTGGGTTGGGAAGTTGTACTACTAGAATGCGGCGTACCTAAAAATAAAGCTGCCCGATCCCCTGTACTATCACTATATGCTTGTATGTATACATTAGATTCTCCGGATGATCCTTCTCTTTTTACGTGTAGATATGCCTCTGGGGAACCTGTCCCAATACCAAGATGATCGAATATTCGAACATTTCTATTTGTAGTACCCGTTCCTGCACCTACAATATCGAGTGCGCCGTTAGAACCCGAAGTAAACGTACTGTACCCAATTTTACCCGCATTTGTTTCTTTTCCAGATACACCCGTCCCCCATTCGAACGTATTTGTCCCGGATAACGATGATCCACCACCACCACCAAACGATTGTGCAACTCCATTAATTCTTAAACTACTACCACTAGACATGTTAATATCACCGATAACATCGAGTTTATAACCTGGACTTGCTGTTCCTATACCAATATTACCAGAACTGTTAGCTCTTAATCTTTCGGTTCCATTTGTCTTAATAATAAAAGTATCATCTGATGGAAACCCGAAGTATGTATTTGTATCACCATCATGTGTAATATAACTACCAATTCTAACATTACCCGTGTTATAGATTATGTCTGAACCCGAAGTTGTCCAGGGACTTGAACCTCCACCACCACCACTTACCGTTGTCCATGACATTGCACCCCCACCACTCGATGTGAGTACTTGTCCACTCGTCCCCGAGGAACCATTTGCACGTAAACCACCTGATATATTCACACCACCTAATACTGATAATCCTTCGTTTGGTGGTCCTTCGTTATAAAAATCAGGACCAGTGTTATAATCTGGTACAGCTACCCTTTCAAAATAATCCGTACCATCGTGTGCGATATAAATTTTAACATTACCAATAAGGTGACCATACATACCATCACCACCTAAAGTGTGTCCATATGTACCAGATGATGCTTGATTAACTACCCCAAACCAACAAAATCCTGGGAATCTCCCGTTCATATCTCTATTTGTCTCGTTTGCGGTTAAAGATTGCGATACACCGTTTATCCATAATTGTGTAGTCGCTGTACCTTCATTGGCACCATTTCCAGCTGTATTATCTACTTTAACACATACGTGGTACCATACATTTTGATTAAACGTATAATTTACAGTATAGTCAGATACCGCGGATGTGTAATAAGGTTGTCCACCAATAGCCCTACCCCGTGTATACTGGACTTTGAATCCTGTATCTGTAATTTTATGACCATATCCAAGCGATGTATAATGAAAAGCAGTGAATATTAATTTTCCATTCGACCCAAATGTACTTTGTGCATAATCTTTTAACATAAACCAATACGAGGTTGTATATACACCCGATAAAACGTTTACAACGTTACCTGTAATTGTATCACGTGTACTTTGGGTCCACCCCTGTGCATACGATGCACTCGTTCCAAAATATAACCCTTTATTTACATCATCGTATGTAACCGTATTGTATAATCTCAATCGGTCATAATAGTTGTTATACCCATCTTCATCACTCCAATAGGGGTTACGTTTCATAGAATCACATATTACGTAAGGTATATTTGTACTATTTGTATTTTGAATACAAGCACTCGTCATTGTATTATAACAAGTCGCCATACCATCTGTAATTAGATTTGAAGATGTTGGATTGTTTATGTAAAGTTTACCGTTTTGTATACTCTGTGTACCATCTATAACCAGTCTATGGTTTATGAGAGGTGGTGCTTGTGCATTTGCATTTTCATTTTGTTTATAATAATCGGAATTACCTAAAACAGGACTGGACCCTAAATTCCAATTTTCCTTGATGATATGATCTGCATATTCAGGTATACCTATACCTACATTACCTATACCCGTTAAAGTCAAACGAGAATAAACCGCGGAAGCTTCTTTAAGATATCTAGACCATGATTCAGCTACTGGTCCAATTGAATCAGGGGTTGGAACATGAAGCGGATGATTTTCAGATGTCATACCTTCTAAAATAATACTTGGCGATTTAAGACGTATTCTATCCGGACCTCTGGAATTGAGACCTCGAACGTGTCCAGATTTAAACAGTAAGAGTTCGGATAAATTATCATCACCAGTATATTGTGATGTATTTATGATTTGTGACCTAAAAATACTATGTTCATCTCTAGTATTCTCAAAATTTATATATCCGGGAACGAAACCCGTACTGGTATTACTTGATAAATATGATTTATCACCACCTACACTCAAAAAACGTACTTTTAAATCACCACCTATCGTCGTTGTCCCTAAAATTTTTATTGTAGGTGCGAATCTTGTAAGCGAAAAAACCGTATTCCCGGTATATAAGGTTCTATTACTACCCGTTACTCTAGCCTCATTACCTACAAAACCACTATCATATTTTGTAGAAAATAAAGCAAATTCCCCATTTTTTGATATAGATGTAGGTACTCCACCGAACGAGTATTGATTGAATGTTTCGCTATAATTTGTGTAATAAATACCATTCCAATCTAATACACAGTAACTACTTGAACTATTATTCAGGCTTCTCCATCCCGGGAATGAACCATCAGCTTCCCAGTACATTCTATCTTCTATATTTGTGTTCCCCGTAATTATACGCGTTCCGTCGTATTGCATAAATAAATAACTACCAAATGAATTAATTTCACCTGTAATTGGTTTACCTGTTAACCAGTTATAAGATGAGTCATTTACCCACTCGGCTGCCAAAAAACACCTTCTATTAGGTGCAGAAACTGCTATAAAAGTACCGTCTTTGTTTATAGCTACACTATACCCAAAAGCTGGATAAAGATATGTTATAGACCCACCACCATCGAACGCGTACCAATGGGCGATGGGTACATGTTTTACAGTTGTAGTTCCTGCTTCATAAAAAAATCTGAAGTTAGAACAATCCGTATAATCGAATGGAAGTGTTCTTTCTGTCCACGTAGTCGCGCTTGAAGGATCTTTTGCGTATACGTGTGCTATACCATTACCATAACCATTATTTGTACCAGACGGGTAATAATTACCCGGACCACCGGCTATAACAACTTGACCATCTGCCGAAAGTTTACACGAAAACCCGAAGTTGGATGATTTTGTTATAGTTTTTAAAAGTGTCGCCGAAGACCCATTTGGCCAAGACCATAACTCGATTTTATGATCACCAGGTCTACCAACAACAAATAACGAATCATCATCACCTGCCACGTCTACATCTGAACCGTAATGTATGGTACCAGAATCAGAAGTTCCTAGGTAACTATTATTATTCCATCCGGATGAACGTTGAGTCCATGACGTTCTAGCTTGATTTTGTGCATCAAATACATAAACTCTATTATCTCCCGGTGCACCAATTATAATAGTATCCCCTGGTGAATCCAAGGCTATTTTAAATCCAAATAAACTATTTGAGTTTCCTGGATTTGAAATAGAAGTTGCGTATTTAGTTTGGTACGAATTACTTGTATAAATTACAACATTATCATCTGAACCGACAGCAAAAACTGTACCTGTATTATTTTGACACGAAGATTTACCAAAATTAGTTTTACCAGTAGCGTTTGCATCTGTTAAATTATCATAATGTTCTGGATTAAGTTGGGTGACTAATTCCTGTGTAGCCATGTTACTAATATAATAAACGAATTAAAAAAAGAAAATTAAAGCGGGTCACCGTTTGGGGATTTTTTAAGACTCGACTGCTGTCCAAGATTTATAATCGTTTGATTTCTTTCGCTTGTAATATTAATACCAGTTACATTACGCCCATTTCCTCTAAAACCACCTTCTGATGTAGTGCGTATATCACCGTCAACATCCAACTTATACTGGGGTGTACTAGTATTTATACCAACATTACCAGTATTGTAATGTATAACTGATCCCGACGTTGTCCAAGGATTTGAACCACTACTACTTACCGTTGTCCAAGACATTGCACCCCCACCACTTGATGTAAGTACTTGTCCATTCGTCCCGGCGGAGGGGGAAGGAGAGCCAACATATAAAGCACCTGTTACATGCATAGTACCGTTAACATCAAGTTTATAAAATGGACTCGATGTCCCAATACCCAACTTTCCATCTTGTGTTAGTGTCATTCTCGTGTTGGTTGTTAAATCACTCGTGTTATCCGCCCATTTCAGTTTATAAGTATCAGAAGCATCTACACCATAAGACCAACCAGTTGAATCACTATTAACCATAAACGAAATAAAGGGGTCTTGGGAAGTGCTACTCGTTCGTATACCTATTATGGCGGGGTGAGACGAACTATCCTGTTTTACTAATAAACCATTCTCCCACGGGTTAGAACTACCATATGCTCTTACATCTAAAGATGCCTCTGGACTCGATGTCCCAATACCCAACTTTCCATCTTGTGTTAGTGTCATTTTCGTGTTGGTTGTTAAATCACTCGTATTATACGCCCATTTCAGTTTACTACTTTCGGAAGCATCTACACCATAAGACCAACCACTCGAATCACTATTAACCATAAACGAAATAAAGGGGTCTTGGGAAGTGCTACTCGTTCGTATACCTATTATGGCGGGGTGAGATGAACTTGACTGTTTTACTAATAAACCATTTTGATTCTGACTCGAAATATCTGCACATTCTATATGTAAAGGTGTTGTTGGACTCGATTCTCCGATACCCAACTTTCCATCATTCGTTAGTGTCATTCTCGTGTCGGTTGTTAAAGCACTCGTATTATACGCCCATTTCAGTTTACTACTTTCGGAAGCATCTACACCATAAGACCAACCACTCGAATCACTATTAACCATAAACGAAATAAAGGGGTCTTGGGAAGTGCTACTCGTTCGTAT